ATACATAATCCCAGGTTTCATGATATCTACCTGAACCTTTACCAATACATTTTCTTTTACGAGACAAATCAATTAAAAATCCAGAAACACTCATAGAATTATGTTGTCCAACTGATTTGGTTTTACGATATTTTTTTTTCTTAGTTCTCTTTCGTTTGGTCCAAGTTCTACGAGATGCTCGCTTTTTTCTTGACACTTTACGGAAGTTCCTAAGTTTGCGACGACCGTAACGAGCAAGAGCACCAGTAGCAAGAGCAGCAGGCTTAAGCATTCGTCCATAATTTCGAAATAACATAAAAAAGTAAAGAATTTATTGCAAAGTTTCAATATTTGGAGTACTAGGCAAATCCCAATCAAAAACATAAGAGTCAGCATGAATAATAGTAGTAAATCTACGCATAAGAGCATCATAAGTGTCAGAGTCAAGTTCAGGATACCAGTCTTTTGGATGGAGATTAGAAGTTATCCAGATTTGGGTGGAGGTGAAGACTTTGGCAGAACCTTTAATTTCAACGATGACTGGATATCGATCAGTCCATCGGAGCAAGTGATTGATGTTAATTCCTCCTCGAAATTCATCAATAACAACATTCGGTTGACCTCGATAGCCACACCAGAACTTGCTGTTTGGATCTTTAGGGTAAGCTTCCCAACCGGCTTGCGACCAAGCGTAACGGCTTTTTCCCAGACCAGTTTTACCCCATACAACTGTAGTGGTTCTTTCTTGAGCAGTTGGTACCATATAGTCTGTTGCAATTCTTCGGAGGGAAGAATAAGCATGAACAAAAACCGATGCTGGAATGTCTTCAGATTCAAGATTGCCAGCTTGAGCAGCAGAGCGGATAAGGTCCCAGTTTGTCGTAAGATTTCCTCCAGACGGGTACTTTCCAAATTCAAATTGCGTTCCTTCAATTCTAGTATCTTCCTTCCATACATAGTCTTCAGCTGCTTGAGAGAAAGAGGGCTCGGCATGGAATCCATTGAATCCAAACATGACTTGGAGAAATCGGAGACTGATTTTCTTCTTGGAATACCCGAAGACTTGCCAGTGAAGATATCCAGACTCTCCCTGCTCCTTTTGACCTTTGGTGTAGTCAAACCCGTAAAGACTGGGGACGTAGGAGGAGTCTGCTGGGATGGTAAGGAGCCAGTAGCGAGCTTGACGTCGGACCAGTGAGGAAGCTGAGCGTCTTGAAGAAGAGGAAGAGGAGAGTTGGGCTGCGTCATCAATAAAATTCATTGTATTTTCTGTCTAATTTCGCCTTTTTTTATATTACATGTGGCTTAGACAGGCGATGTGACTGTCACGTCGAGTCATTTCCCGCCCTACCGCCCGGATGACGCAATACTGGGGGGGTCTCACGTGGTGGATCATGATCCACGATCCAGGGGGTCTATAGTAGGTAATACTATGGATCAAACAAGTTTGCTCCATTATGTACCTACTATAGACACCCCTGGATCTGGATCACGATAAGATAAGTCTGCGTCGTAGTTTGCTATAAGTCTGCAGTGAATACATTTTCCGATCGGTTCGCGAGTAACCCTCACCCTAACCCCTTTCTAACGCCCATACCCTAACCCCTTACCTAAGCCAGTCGTAGTTGTTTATGGCCCTTACCTAACAGCCGTAGTTGTCTTACCAAAGACAATTCGCCCATGTAAACATGGTCGAATGGTCTGTTGGTAAGACATCTCCGACTCATCAATTGATATCGAGTTCAAATCTCGATGTCATACATTTATTTTTTTTAATTTTTTTTATTTAAGAAATTAAGTGTACTGATGAAACAGCATCCAAATCATTAATAATTCCTTCATGAATAATAGTATCAATAGGAGCATCATGACTACCTTGAATAACATTTCCAGCAAAGTTTCTTTGAGTACTAAGGCGATTAGATGGTAAGAACTTAAAGATATATTCGTTCTCCATAAAAGCACCTAATTTACATCTACCAGTGGTTATTTCTTCGACAGATTCATTTTCAATATGAACTAAAGCTCCTTCATATATAATAAGAGGTGTGATCGTGAGACCACCAACATACATAGGAGTTAAATCAGTAGAAGAGATTTTATATCCAGGTTTTTCTTGTTTAATACGAACTTTATCAATAATTCGATTCATTTTAATATAACCTGATATTTCGTGAGTTTCACCAGGTTGAAGCACAAAATCTTCACGGTGAAGCAACTTAAACATTTGTCTAAATCCAGGACATTGAAATGGATCTTGACCTAAATTATTATAAGCAGGTTGTCCAGCAGTTACAGTAGGAGTTAATGTAGTAGCAGCATAAGTTTGAGCAACTTGACCATATTGTGTATCGGCTAAACATTGTTGCCATACTTGTTCAGGATCATATTGAGAATCATGCTTATGTAATAACCAATAAATTTTACATTTAGCAGCAATAGTAGACAAGTTTAAAACAGAAAGAACTTGTTTACAACCTTTAATAGAATACTTATCATTATCATATACCTGAACATTAAAATAAGAACCAGTACGAGAAGGATCAGAATACTCATAAGGATTAAGAGAAGTAGGTTCACATCCCCATTTATCAACTTCACTTCTTTCATTTGTAGTAACTCCAATAAGTTGATTATAAGTAAAAGACTTTTTAAATTGTTCAACAGCTTCCAAACCTTCTGTATTACCTGTAGAAGGAAATACATAATCCCAGGTTTCATGATATCTACCTGAACCTTTACCAATACATTTTCTTTTACGAGACAAATCAATTAAAAATCCAGAAACACTCATAGAATTATGTTGTCCAACTGATTTGGTTTTACGATATTTTTTTTTCTTAGTTCTCTTTCGTTTGGTCCAAGTTCTACGAGATGCTCGCTTTTTTCTTGACACTTTACGGAAGTTCCTAAGTTTGCGACGACCGTAACGAGCAACAGCACCAACACCAGTAGCACCAGAAGCTCGCTTAAACATTCTACCATAATTACGAAATAACATAAAAAAGTAAAGAATTTTATTCTAAATTTTCAATATTTGGAGTAGAAGGTAAATCCCAATCAAAAACGTATGAATCAGCATGAATAACAGTAGTAAATCTTCGCATGAGAGCATCATAAGTATCAGAATCAAGATCAGGGTACCAATCTTTTGGGTGAAGATTAGAAGTTATCCAGATTTGCTTGGATTTGAAAACTTGGGCACCGCCTTTAATTTCAACGATGACTGGATATCGATCAAGCCATCGGAGCAAGTGATTGATGTTAATTCCTCCTCGAAATTCATCAATAACAACATTTTGTTGACCTCGATAGCCACACCAGAACTTGCTGTTTGGATCTTTAGGATAAGCTTCCCAACCGGCTTGGGACCAAGCATAACGACTCTTTCCCAAACCAGTTTTACCCCATACAACTGTAGTGGTTCGGATTTCACTAGTTGGCACCATATAATCTGTTGCAATTCTTCGGAGGGCAGAATAAGAGTGAACAAATACCGATGCTGGTATGTCTTCAGATTCAAGATTGCCAGTTTGAGCAGCAGCGCGGACAAGGTCCCAGTTTGTCGAAGAACTTCCACTAGTCGGGTACACTCCAAATTCAAATTGAGTTCCTTCAACTCGAGTATGCTCTTTCCATACGTACTCTTCGGCTTCTTGGCAGTAAGTGGGCTCAGCTCGGAATCCAACAAATCCAAACATCTGTTGGAAAAATCGCTTACTGACTTTCTTCTTGGTATACCCGATAACTTGCCAATGGACATACCCGGTTTCTTCTCCGATCTCCTTTTGTCCTTTGGTGTAAGCAAACTGGTAAAGACCGGGGACGTAGGGGGAGTCTGCTGGGATGGTGAAGAACCAGTAGCGAGCTTGACGTCGGACCAGTGAGGCAGCTGAGCGTCTTGAAGAGGAGGAGGCGACGGACTGTTGAGCGGATTCATCATCAATAAAATTCATTATATTTTTCGTAAAATATCGCTTTTTTTATATTACATGTGGCTTAGACATCGACTGTGACTGTCACGTCGAGTCATTCACCGCCCTACCGTCCGATATCACGTAATTTTGCCGCGCGGAAAAAATCACGTGACTGGATCATGATCCATTGATCCAGGGGGTCTATAGTAGGTAATACTGGGGGATCAAAGATCCCCGGTCCTACTATAGACCCCCTTCAGGCGATACGTCTGCGTCGTAGTTTTTGCGATATTGTCTTACGATCCTACGTCTGCCGCCTCCGGATCGCGCTGGCTATGTTAATGATAGTATATGGATTCATATTGTTTTTTTGTGGCCCTAAGGCTAACGTCGTAGTTGTTTATTCAAGGTCGAATGGTCTAGTGGTAAGACATCTCCGACTCATTGATTGACTACGAGTTCAAATCTCGATGTCATGAAATTATTTTTTTTTTAAATTTTTTTATTTAAGAAATCAAGTGTACTGATGAAACAGCATCCAAATCATTAATAATTCCTTCATTGATGACAGTATCAATAGGAGCAGTATGATAACCTTGAATAACATTTCCAGCAAAGTTTCTTTGAGTACTGAGGCGATTAGATGGTAAGAACTTAAAAATATATTCGTTCTCAATAAAAGCACCTAATTTACATATACCAGTGGTTATTTCTTCTAAGTTTTCATCTTCAATATGAACTAAAGCTCCTTCATATATAATAAGAGGTGTGATAGTGAGACCGCCAACATACATAGGAGTTAAATCAGTAGAAGCGATTTTATATCCAGGTTTTTCTTGTTTAATACGAACTTTATCAATAATTCGATTCATTTTAATATAACCTGATATTTCATGGGTTTCACCAGGTTGAAGCACAAAATCTTCACGATGGAGCAACTTAAACATTTGTCTAAATCCA